AGGGTACGCCCTATTTAAATCATATTTTGAACCAGTGTTAAGTAAACCAGACTTTGCTGTTTTAAGAGATATTTTTAGGGATAATGATCTCGGTCCTTCATATTATACACCAGCATCAAACGGTGCTCCAAGAATGAAGCCGTTTAATTGGTTCTCTCTTACGAATCAATTAGGATTAGGTTCAAACGGTACTTATGATTATACGACGGTAGGAACCACTAGTGATACTGCTCATGGTTGTCATGTTGCTGGGACAGTCGCAGGTAATACAAAAGGTTGGGCAAGAGATGCAAATATTTACAACATAGAATTTTATTATGCTGATGCGGTTAACCAAGTTGTTAATAGTTCTCCTCTTACTCCTTCAACACTTTGGGATTATATTCGTGAATGGCATAATACAAAGCCAATTAATCCAGTAACAGGAAAAAGAAATCCTACAATATCTAATCACAGTTATGGTGGTACATATACAAAAGATTCATTAATTACAAATGGAAGTTATGATAGTTTAGGAGCAATGAATTTTAGAAGTACTTTATTTAATGCCTATGGAGATTTTGGTCGAGGCTTAACCGATGCTGAATTGGAAGCAAGAGGAGTTAATGTACCAGCAAATGGAAATTGGAAAATAAGTTCATACTCAACAAGTTTACAATCTGATATAGAAGATGCAATTGATGATGGAATTATGGTATGCATATCATCAGGAAATCATTATCAAAAGAGTACAATAACAGGTGACCAAGATTTTGGTAATATTGCTTATTTAGAAACAGGCGGGACTTTCACGGCAACTTTCTATACTCATCGTGGAGATTCAACTGCTTCAGCTGATAATAGAGCGTTAGTTGTAGGAAACCTTTACGACGAAAGCGATGATAAAAAATCTCCTTCATCTGTTTGTGGAAATATAGTTGATATTCATGCAGCAGGTTCAGGTATTGTAAGTTCAGTATATGGAACAGGTAATGTACAGGATAGCAGAAACAATAGTTTTTATTTTTCAAAGTATTCAGGAACAAGTATGGCGTCTCCTCAAGTATCAGGAGTACTTGCTTTACTTGCAGAGAGTAATCCTAGTTTAACACAAGCAGATGCAAATGATTGGTTAAACAAAAATGGAACTGACGATCTTATGCAAGATACAGGAACTGATGATTGTACTGACTTTGAAAGTTTACAAGGAGCAGCAAATAAAATTTTAAGGTGGATAAACCAAAGACCTGAAACAGGTAATAGTTTTCCAAAAATTAATACAAAGGCACGACCTAACTCAGGAAGATCTTGGCCTAGACCAAGAATAAGAGTTAGAGGTTAGAAACCAGTAATAAATAAACAAATAATATAGAAGAGCGATAGTAACATTATGGCAGAAATCCTAACAAACAATTTTAAAAGCGATGTAAATAAAATTTTTATCGCTGACGCAAAAGCGAACGACAATTATTATATGTTTGTTTCGAGCATTGGAACATTCAACCCAGTCGACTCTGCCGTTTCGCAAAATGAGTTCTTAGAGAATACACTTTTCGCAAAACGAATTGATAATGCAGATATCAATTTTATGATAAAGTATTATCCTTGGCAAAGAGGTGTAGTATATACACAATATGATGATACTGTTGATTTAGCTGGAACAAACTTTTATGCAGTTGTTGGACCTAACGATAATGACACGGGCGATTATCGAGTTTATAAATGTTTAAATAATGGCTCAGGTGCAACCGCAGAATCTCCACCAACTTTTGATACTGCTAACTTAAATCAAATATATGAAACTGCAGACGGTTATACATGGAAGTACATGTATCGTTTAACAACATTACAGTTTGAAGGTTATAACGCTTTAGGTTATATTCCAATTGACCCAGCAGCAGTCATTGAACCAAATTCAGTTTATGGTGGTGGTATTTCTGATATACAAGTTGTGAATCCAATTGCTAACCAAGGTTATCAAATTAAGTTTGGAGTTATGGATTATATCTTCGGTCGAGTAGGTGGTGTTAATAATCACGGTGAAGTTTCAGTTAGTTTAGATCCTGTAAATAATGATTTTTCTTCAATTGACAACTATTATGTTGGTCAATATCTTTATATTACAAACCCAAGCTCAAGTGTTACGAATTTATTTAAAATAGATTATTATAAATTTAATACTTCTTCTGGTAAAGCAGAAATAAGAGTAGGACCTGAACTTTCAAATCCAAATAGAGGAAATGTTGAAGGTGCAACTCAAGCTGACCCAGTTGTTATTACATCAACAGGTCATAATCTTGTAGCAAGACAACCTATACGTTTTAGAAACGTTGGCGGTATGGTAGAATTAAATGATGATGACGGTGACGGAAATCCAGTTTATTATGTTGTACCAATCGACGAAGATACGTTTTCTCTTAGGACAAATACTTCACTATCAGAAAACTTGGACGGTACCGCGTTTACTGCATTTACATCAGGAGGAACTTGGGAAGCTGATAAAGATTTAGTCACTGCAGGAGTTAAAGTAAATGGTCCTGCTAATATTATTCCTAGAATTGATATTAAAGGAGATGGTCTCGGAGCTGTAGCAATACCTAATTTAAATGACGATACAATAGAATCAGTCACTGTATTAAATAAAGGTTCAGGATATACAAATGTAACTGCTAGTGTTGTTGACCCTATAGTCGACTTTAATCCTGATGACCCAACAACGACAGATGTAAGATGTGTGATAAAACCAGTCATTGAACCTAAAGGTGGACACGGATATAATTTAATTGATGAACTCAAATGTAAACATTTTGGAATGTATGCATATATTACTGCAGAAGATAATACAAAGATAGGTGATGTAAATACCTATGGATCTTTAGGTATTGTAAGAACTCCGTCCTTTAGGGATGTTGGTGCAGGTACATGGAGAAGCGGACAGGCAAATACAGCAGTTATACCTGATGTGTTTGATAATAGGATAGCGGTCACAACAGATGATTATGGAAGCCTAACAGCAAATAGTATCGTAACACAAGTTGATGGAAGTAACGAAATTACATTTACTGCCCAAGTACATGAAATTGATGATACATCAAATACTATTTTCTTAGCAGAATATATGGGTCCTAATCAAAATAATCTCTTAGTTGGGAATGGAGATACATCATTTAACCCTAATCTTCAAATTGTCTCAGATACAGGTCAGAGAATCACAATAAATAATCCAGTAGCAGATAATATTGTATACTCAGATTATATACAAAGAACGGGTGAAGTATACTTCATGGAAGATTTCTTCCCATTAGCAAGAACCGACTTATCAAGAGAAGAATTTAAGTTTGTATTGGAATTTTAAGGAACATAAGCAAAGATGCCTATTAATAAAAATTTAAACATTGCTCCATACTTCGATGACTACGATGTTGAGAAGCAATTTTACAGAGTCATGTTCAAACCTGGGTATGCTATTCAGGCAAGAGAGCTTACTCAATTACAAACTATTCTCCAGGGTCAGGTCGAGGCATTTGGCGATAACATATTTAAAGAAGGTTCAATTGTAAAGGGATGTAACTTTACTGAACTCGACGATCTTCAGTTTGTAAAAGTAAATGACGGTCCTACAGGATTTAATGCAGAGGCATACATTAGTGGACCTGCAGTAGAAAGTATTCAAGGTCAAGATGTTGAACTTGATTATGTTTATGAAGTTGTTGGACAAACAACTGGATTAAGAGCAGAAATTGTTCAGGCTTCAATAGGTTTCCAAACAAGACCACCAGATTTAAATACATTTTATATTAACTACTTAAATACAACTTCATTAGCAACTCAATTCCAAGCTGGTGAAAACCTTGTTATTAATCGACACAAATATTTAAGAGGAACAACAACAGGTACTTTAACAAGTGAAGCTGTTATTACTTCAGGACTTGCAGTAAGTGCAGGTGTATCAACACCACATGTTGGTAAGTCTTTCGGTATTGAATCTGCTCCTGGTATTATATTCCAAAAAGGTAATTTTATATTCGTTTCAGAACAAAGAATCGTTGTTGAGAAATATAATAACTTACCTGATGGAAAGTCTGTTGGTTATCAAGTAGATGAATCTTTAGTTAATGCGTTACAAGATGCAAGTCTTTATGATAATGCAAACGGTTCTAAAAATGAAAATGCTCCAGGCGCCGACAGATTAAAATTAGTACCAAGATTGGTTGTTATAGAAACCGCCACAAAAACTTCAGACTTCTTTACGTTAGTTCGTTATCAAAATGGTAATGCAATTACTGTTCGTGACGTTTCACAATACAATGTATTAGGTGAAGAACTTGCTCGAAGAACATATGAAGAATCAGGAAACTATGTTTTAGAACAATTCCCATTAAGCACGGATGATCGTATTCCAGCAGGTGAAGCAAATACACAGGTTCAAGTTGTCATTGGACCAGGAACCGCATATGTAAAAGGTTATCGAGTAGAGAATTCTGCTGACCGAGCATTTACTGTTGACCAAATTACAGGCACAGAAGAAATTACAAACCAAAATGTTTCAATGGAATATGGAAACTATTTTGAAGTAACAGGTGGAGATGGTGGTTCAGGGTGGAATGGAAGATTAGATATTGATATATCAGACCCACCAGCAATTGCACAAACTTCAGCAGCAGCAACAGTAGGTAGTATCACAATACATAATATTACTCCTACTCGAGTATATGCTCATTCATCTGTATACACGGGTGCTGTAGCAATTACTGATATGGATAGAATTAATGATGGGAATGGTTATGTACAACTTCAACCTACATCAAGCGGTGCACCATTAATTAAAGAAACAAATAAAAAGGCACTTGTATTTGACACAGGTGTAAATGGTTTATTTGGAACAAACAATACATTAGTTCCTGTAAGGGCTCAAGTGGCTGCTACGCATACAAACGGAACAATTACTTTAACTGCTAACCCAGGTGAAGATTTTAATTGTCTTAACGATGATATGTTAGTTGTTGATAGTACTTCAGTTCAGCAACCTATCACAAGTTATTCAACATCACTAAATAATTCTCAGCTTGATATTCAAATTTCTAGTGGATCTGCTACTAACGTAACAGTTTATTATAATAAGAGATTAATTGGTTCGTCAGACGGAATTGACCCATATAACAAAGTTGTAAGAAGTCCTTATATTAAATTCAATTATGCAGGTGGAACAACCAAGTATAGTTTAGGATTCCCTGATGTCTTCGATATTATTAGTATCGTTGATTCTACGGGCGAAGATTATTCAAATAGCTTTAGATTAAAACCAAATCAAAAAGATACATATTACGATATATCTTATTTAGAATATATTGAAGGAAGACCTGAACCAACAGGACAAATGACAGTTCAGTTAAAAGTATTTGAAGTAAATACCTCAACTGGTGAATACTTCTTTACAATTAACAGTTATCCTAATTCATTAGAAGGTTGGGAAATTCCTTCTTATGTATCTTCTTCAGGAACTGTTTATAATTTAAGAGATTGCTTTGACTTCAGAGCTTACAACGCAAAAGATACAAATGCAGATTATAATAATGTATCTGCAGGTTCAGCACCTGTTATAACAGCAACAGTTGGAACTTATGGAATAGATTTTTCAACTTACGGTGCACCTTTAATTCCCGCAGCTCAACAATCTTTACAAACAGATTTAGAATATTACTTAACAAGAATAGATACGCTTGCTTGCGATTCATACGGAAATATTAGTTTAATCAAAGGTGAAGAAGATAGAAATGCAGTTCCACCAAGATTAGGAACAGACAAGCTTGCGATTGCACATGTTGAAATTCCAACATACCCTGCACTATCTAAGAAACAAGCTGAGGTTCTTCGTAAGTCTGATTACGCAATACGACCAAGAGCAACTGGTATTAAAGCTTACACAATGAAAGATATGCACAATCTTGAGAAGAAGATTGATAATATGGCATATTATATTTCATTAAACCAATTGGAATCTGAAACTTCAAATTTAGTTATCAGAGACGAACAAGGTTTAAATAGATTTAAGAACGGATTTATTGTTGACCCATTTAATGATTTAACATTATCTGAAATAACGCATCCACAATTTAATGCTGCAGTACCATTTAATCAAAAGATTTTAACTCCGTCACTAAAAACATTCGCATTAGATTTAGTCTATGATTCTTCAACAGGTTCTTCTATATTCCCGAACTCTGATGAAGGACAGGCAGCAACAGTTGGAAGAAATTCTAATGTTTCTATTATTTCACAACCTTACGCTTCTAATTTTAGAAACTGTGTTTCTAATTTTTACAAGTATGTCGGTGATGGAATTATATCTCCACCTTATGATGCTGCTTACGACACAACAGTTAACCCTGCTTCTATTGATATTGATTTAACTACTCCTTTCCAAGAGTTTGTTGATAGTATTCAATCGTTCTTGCCTATGACTGACACATCGGTGTCAACAGTATTTGAAAGAGACCCAGGTCGACGAGGCCGTCGTGGTGCAGGTACACAAACTCAAACAATCACTACAAGAACAAGTGAAATTGTAATTGATAACAGTACAACAACAGAACAGTTTGTTGGAGAATTTGTTTCTGACTTTAGATTCCAACCGTTTATGGCGGCAAGAGATATTAAAGTGTATATGTCAGGATTAAGACCTAACCAAAGACATTACTTCTTCTTTGATGGAATTGATGTAAATGCTCATGTTATGCCAGGTTCAATTACTGCCGATTCTGTAGGAGATGTTCAAAGATTTGGTGAAAAAGGTGCCGCAGTATCAACAGATGCAAATGGTGTATTGAGAGCGGTCTTTGCCTTACCACCTGAAACATTCTATGTAGGTGATAGAGTATTAGAAATTGTCGACGTGAATCAATATGAAAGTATTGATTCTGGTTCAACCTCAAAAGGATTCGTTACTTACCGTGCATACAACTTCAGTGTTGAAAAGACAAGTTTAACAACATCTACAAGAGCACCAAACTTTGATGTAAATACAACAACGTCAGTACGAAATGTTGCTCGACGTATTCGAGGTCGTGATCCACTTGCACAAACATTCTTTGTTAAGAAAGGTATGGGACAAGGTTCAAATTCAGTTTACTTATCTGATGTTGATATTTACTTTAAACGTAAGCCTTCTCAAACTGCAGCAGGTTCAAACGCAAATGCTGCATTGAATGGTGTTAGTGTTCAAATCCGAGAAGTAGTAAACGGTTATCCAACAAATCAAATTTTACCTTTCGCAAATGTTCATAAGTTACCTGCTTCGGTATTTACTTCTGAAGATGCTTCAGTAGCAACCAAGTTTACATTTGATGCACCAGTTAGATTAGATATTGAAAAAGAATACGCAATTGTGATTCAGCCTGATGCATCAGATCCAAATTACTTAGTATATACTTCTAAGGTTGGTGGTACTGATTTAACTCCAGGTGATACACAAGGTTCTGCGATTGTTCAGGATTGGGGTGACGGTGTTCTATTTACTTCAACAAATAACTCTGCTTGGAAATCTTATCAAGATGAAGATATTAAGTTTACTGTAAATAGACATAACTTTAATTCTTCGTCAGGTACTGTAAAATTAACAAATAACAAAAACGAATTCTTTACAGTAAATAATATCACCGGAAGATTTACAGCAGGTGAAACAATTTATCAAGCAAAAGGAACAAGTGCAACAGTTGGATTAACAAATAATAGTAAAACAGTTACAGGTACTGCCTTATCAAGTGTATACAATGAAGGTGACTTCATGATGATTGAAGGTGGTAATCCAGTTGTGAAAGGATTATATAAAGTTGTCACAATTGTAAATGCTGATACATTAACTCTTGATAGACCTTGGCCAATTACAACAGGTTCAGCAAATGCAACTCCTGTCGTAACTGGTGATTTGTGTTTCTATGATTTAAGAAATCCTTTTGAAATGCATTTGGAAAATTCATCTATAAGTTCAGCAAGAGTATTTACGTTAAGTGATCCTGCTGATAATACTACAGCAATTTATGGTATTGATAGTGGTTCATCTGCAGATATTGCATCAATTGATAATATCAACTTAAGTTATATTCAACCAATGATTATGCAAGCATCCGATGATGTTTCAAAGACTACATTAAGCGGAGAGTTTGTATCTCCTTCTAATGTAAATACATCATACACAATGCCGATGAAGTTTAATGATAATAATCACTTCAGTAAAAATGGTGTTGTAATATACAGTATGTCTAATGATCCTTCAAGAACAAAAGTATTTAATATAAATGTCGGTCTTGAAAATGGAAGTAATGTAACTTCTACACCTTTTGTTGATATTGAAGCATCTAAGCTAATTGCATATCAACACAAGATTACTAACAGTGCTGATACGACGGCAAAATATATTAGTAAGACGATTGAGTTATCTGAAGATCTTGATGCTGAAGATTTCAATTTAATTCTTACAGCTTATCGACCAACAGGAACAGATATTAAAGTTTATATTAAAGCTCAGAATGCTTATGATAATGATGAGTTTGATAACTTAGGATGGACTGAGTTAGAATTATTTGAAGGTGTAGGTACTTATTCAACAATTACAAACTTACAAGATTACAGAGAACTTAAATTTAGAATTAATAAAACAAATAAAACTGGAGGCCTTGCTGCTAATCCGTTTACTTATACTTCACAGGGTGGTGTATTTGAAGGATTTAAGAGATTCCAAATTCGTATAGATTTATTATCTCCTAACATTCATAATGCCCCAACATTAAAGGACTATCGCGGAATTGCGTTGACATAATATGGATAATTTAAATAGAGATAAGACTGGTGCTGTATTAAATACCGACGCAGCTGCGCTGAATAAATATAAGGTAGAAAGGAATTTGTATCGTAAAGTCGATAGAATTCAACAGGACTTATGCGATATCAAAAAAAGCATAGTTGATATTTACGAAAGAATAGAAAAACTGGAAGAAAGATAAGATGGCTCGTAATATAGGCACAATTAATACAACACAAACCTTTCAGAATTGGTTTAATAAGACTAATGATCTTGTTGAAGAATTACGAGATAACATTATTACGGCCTCTTCAGGTGGAGATACCACAACAGGGGATGCAACTTTAGTCGGTGATTTTACATCTACTAATTTAATCGCAAGTACTTTACTATCATCCGACCAAATAAGTTCTTCTTCGGGTGGTGTAATTAATTTCCAAGATCCAATACAAATTACAGGTACATCTGCTACAACTGCTACTTTCCTTTTCGCAGGAACTGGTGGTCAGACAAGATATACAGACGGAAGTTTATCTTGGGACGTTGGATTAGAAAGTTCAAATCCTGGTCATTTTATTATTGACACAGGAACAGGTCAATCTAAATTTGAATTATCAGTCGCAGGTACTTTAACAGTTCCTAACTTAATTGTTACTGATGTTATTTCTGCGAATACAATTTCATTAGGTGGTGGCGGTTCAGGTTTAAATTCTGATGACATTGAAGAAGGAACATTAAACTTATACTATACAGATGCAAGAGCAAGAGCAGCCTTTACAGGTGGAGATGGTATTGCCATTTCTTCAGGTGGAGTAATATCATTTGACGGAGCTGGTAAACTTACTTCTTATGAAGGTGATTCATATATTTTAGCAGGTTCTGTTGATGTTGGTGATAAGGCATACCTCGCAGGTAAGCAAACTGCTGGGTCTCCAGTTGGAATATTAAAAACTGAAACAGCAAGTACTGATAAAGAAGTACTACTTTGGAATGCTGGCGGAATTGATGTTAACGGTTATGGTAGATTTACCGATGACCTAAGAGTTACAAATGCCAATCTTGTTTTAAGAGATGGGTCAAATGTAATACAGGCATATATCACTTCAGAAGGTGATGCACACTTTACAGGTGACGTAACAACATTTGGCTCTGCATCAGACGAAAGATTAAAAGAAAATATTACTCCTTATGCTAAAGGTTTAGCTGAAGTAGAAAATATTAATACGTTCACATTTAATTATAAGGACAGACCTGAGGATATACTTCCGGGTGTTATTGCTCAGGAAATAGAACAGATTTTACCAGAAGTGGTTTATGATATTAAAATGGAGGATGATACTTACAAAGCAGTGAGATATCAGCAGATTGTGCCAGTACTCGTTAACGCAATCAAAGAATTGAGTGAAAAGGTAAAAGATTTAGAAAACCGTCTAAATAACGACGGATAATTTGAGTTTGGTCTTATAAATAATAAGTAATACCAAAAGGAAACAGTAAATGGCAAAAATTTCAGAATTACCTCCGATTACCGGTGCCAATACCAGGCCTGAAGACCTGTTCGTAATCGTCAACCTTGTTCAAGGAGACGACGGCACAAGTAATATAACTAGGAAGGAATTAGTTGAAGCAATTCAATACGAAATCTTTTCTAGAATAAACATCACTGGTGGAACAATCTCCGGTGTGGTTATGTCTGACTCACGATTAAATAACGTTGAGATAGATAATTCTGAAATTGAAGATACCGATTTTATTCGCGGTTCAATTGATGATACCGTAATCACAAACAGTACTGCCAATAATATTACAATGACTTACAGTAGTTTCCAATTTGGAACACTACTTGACTCAACTGCCAACAACATTACAATTACACAATCTGACTTTTCTGATGGTACAGGTAATAATAACGTATTCACAAATACTACACTACGTGATGGTAGTGCTAATAATTTTGTTATTACAGACTCAACTGCCAACAACATTATTATTACGAATTCAGAACTTAATGACAGTACAGCAAATAATGTTGCGATTACAGATTCAACAGTAAATAACACAATCATAACAAGTTCTGAGTTTAATGACGGAACTGCTAACAACGTAGCAATTACTCAATCTGATTTTTCTGACGGAACAATTAACGACACAGTTATTGAAACTTCCGAGTTTAATAATGGTACGATGGATACAGTTACTGGTATTAATTTAGATATCAGCAACTCTGCATATGCTAACGGAACTGTTTCTGATTCTATATTAACAGATAATACTATCCTTAACGGTACAGCAAATAATATTGCGATTACAGATTCAACCGCTAATAATACTATTATAACAAATTCTGAATTTAATGATGGCACAGGCAACAATGTCACATTAACTAATTCAACAATTGATGATTCACTATTCAGTGATGGTACTATTTCTAATACCTCATTCACAGGTACAATGGATAGTGTTGTCGCAACCAACATGCAAATCAGAAGTTCAACTGCTGATGGTTTAGGTGCAAACAATTCAACGTTTGAAAATGGTGGAATATCAGGTTCAACCTTTGACGGTGGCGTAATTAATAAATCCAATCTTGTCGACTTCGACATGGATATTAATACAGAATTTGAAGCACCAATGGATGATGAATCCTATTTTGCTATTCGTAACGAAAAGACAGGTAATACAGAACAAATTAACTTCGGTCAACTATTCGACGAAGTATCTAAGAAAACAGCACAGGCATTAAAGGTCCACGTTGATGCAGGTTCAGGTAATGATGATAACCCAGGTACTCAATTACAACCTGTTAGAACATTAGAAAAAGCATTTGAACTTTGTTTAGAAAAAGCAGGTGGCGAATTAAATCGTAACGCAATTAATAACTCTGTTCATATTTCAGTTGGACCAGGAACATATTATACAAAAGGTAATCTGCAGTTACCTGATGACTGTTCAATTACTTCCACATCAGGACAGTATGCGACGGTCATCGAATTAGAAAAAGGTTATGAAAATAATAATGGTATTCTTGTAGGTTCTGGTTGTTATGCTCAAGGATTTGCATATCAGAATTTCCAAGTTGATAACTTTGATTTCCCAGAAGGCGGATTCGCGGTTGCGTATCGTCCTGGTGCTAAGTTATTGCGTTCACCGTACTTAAGAGATAGTTCACAGTTATCAAACTTCTTACGTGCTGATGTTGAACCACCTTTGAATCCTTACAACTCAAAAGGTACTCTTGCTGACTTAGGTAGAGAATTTACTTTAACTAGTATTTCAGATCCTACCAAGTTTGCGATTGATGATGAAATTATATTCTCATCAGGTGCTATCGGTTATGTATCTTATATTTCTGAAATTGCTTCAGATAGTAAAATTCATGTAAGGAACTTAAAGAATAATCAAGGATTCTCTGTAGGAGATACAATTACTGCTGAATCTGGTGGTACTGCTGTTATTCAAGAAATTGGAATTGACGACTTCCCTAACAGAGAGGTTGGTCGAGGCGGTGGTTGTGTACTTGCTGACAGACGTGTACTTGATACTGATTCACTATATACATATGTATTATGTTTTGGTTTCACGCCTCGTTCACAGAACGGTATCGGTTATGTAGCAAGAGACGGTGCTGGTGTTAACGGTATTGGTTCATTGTCCATCTTTGTTCGTTGTGCATTCTATGCTCTGAACGGAGGTCAGATGACGCTGAACAACTCAGGTACTCAGTTCGGTGATATCTCAATGCGAGCAAAAGGAACTACAAACTTCTTTGCTCCAAAATCAACAACAGCAACAATTATTGGTAATACTGCATTCGCTGATACAATTGATTCTAATAAAGATGATATTATTGATGATATGGTTAGTTACTTAACAGCCAATACAGCAAATGGTGGATTAGGATATAAGCAATACGATTCAGAAAAATGCTTAAGAGATGCAGGTATTGTTCTTGATGGTACAGGATACGATGTTGCTCTTGATACAAATTATTGGGGTAGATTAGCAGGTATTACTTATAGGTCTCCAATCAGTTATGTTGTACCAGGTGAACAGCTTGAAGAAACAAAAGGTGCATTAGAATATTTAAGAGATAGAACAAAAGAAGTATTCGTTAATGCGAATTCAGAAATTAACACAAGAATTGAAACCTCCTTTGCTGAGCTTCTAAATGTCTTAGAATACGGTGAAGAGAATATGAATGGAATTGTATGGCAAGATACTTCAGTTCCTCGTACTGCTGCTAGAACATTAATACAAGACAACAAATCCTTTATTGCTGATGAGCTTATTGATTGGATTGAAAACAACGATGAGTTCTATGCGTACGATTCAGCAAAATGCCGTAGAGATGTACAAGATTATATTTTACCTGCCGTATCTAACGATATGCAATTTGACACAAACTATAATGCTGTCACTGCAGGTCGTGCTTATTATATGGCAACAGCAGCTAAAGTTGTTCAACAACAAAATAACGAAACTGTTGCTGCTTACAAGAGATTAAAGGACCAAGTAAATGAATTGATTGATGGGGATTCATATCTTGCATCTGAAAAATTGGATGAAGGATTTGAAGAAATTATTACTATCCTAGAAAATTCAGGAACTCAGTTTACACCTACTGCCGCTACTTATGACCCATCTACCGGTTTATCAGTTATCACACTCGGTACAGGTCATGGACTAACTAAAGGAAGAAAGGTTCTTCTTAAACAAAGTGGTCTAATCTTTACATGTGACAGAGATAATAATACAACAAGACATGCGTACCCAAGAGCTTCTGACCCAGCCAATGGTTCGCCTATTGAGGTTATCGGAGTTACTGATACCAAGATTGTAGTTAATGTTGGAAAATCCGATTTAATTGATACTCATACATTTGTTGAAGCATTACCAAATGCAGTATCTATATTAGGTTCAGCAATTACATGGAGTGATTCTTCAAGTATTCCTGCTGATAAGAGAAGTGCAAGACAACAATTACAATCCAATAGAGAATTCTTACAAGAACTAGTCTTAGGCTATATTGATGAAAATTACTTCAGATATAATTCTGATAAATGTAAGAGAGATATTGAAGATTATATTGTTCCTGCAGTTGAAAGAGATATTCTAACAGGAACAAACTATAATGCAATTCAAACAGGTATTGCATATCGTGCAGGTACTACACTTACTGATAATGTAATTAATGACCAATTAGTAGAAACAACTGGTGCTATCAATAATTTAAAATCTCAAGTATTAGCAACCATTACAGATAATGCATCTGACCATAGAGCGGCAGTTTCATTTGATAAAATGGTTGGAATATTAAACAGTGCGAATAAAACATATTCTACTACAACTGCTAATTATGACCCAGCAAGTGGTTTAACAACAATCACAATTGGTTCACACGATTTACAACCTGGTGATGAAGTAATCATTGCACCTGATAGTATGACATTCACATGTGCTTCTGACGGTAATGCAACACAACATACATACCCAACAACTACAATAACAAGTTTCACACCAACTAATGCAACATACGATCCTTCAACAGGAATCTTTACCGCAACTATTGGTACTCATAAATTACAAGCGGGTGACTTCATTGAGATTGCCCAAGATAGTATTGTATTTACATGCGACTCCGATAGCAATGTTACTGAACTTTCTGCACCACAACCACATCATCCTTTCTACAAGAAAAAGATTGCTTTAACATCAGTCACAGGTACAACTATTACTTGTAATGTAGGAATAGGTTCAGGCGGAGTACATACATTTGTATCAGCAGTCACAGGTGCAATTACAGGAGAAAGACAACATCCTGCATACAAGAAACCAGTTGTAGTTGCTGCAGTAACTCCAACAACATTTACAGTTAATGTTGGTCCATCATCTGATGTATCAGTTCATACATTTGTATCAGCAACTGCTAACAATATTAAAACTGCAAAATATATCTCGGCATATACACCAACAAACGCAACCTACGATCCGGCAACTGGAGATTTTGTTGCTACTATCGGACAACACAATTTGGTTGCTGGTGATTATGTAGAGATTAAACCAGAATCGGTTGTGTTTACTTGTGCTCAAGACGGAAATGCAACAGAACATGCTTATCCAGAATCTCACCATCCTGCATATAAGACACCTGTAAGAATCTTGTCGGTTACCTCTGATACAATATCAATGAATGTTGGAATAGGTGCTGGTGGGGTCCATACATTCGTTAGAGCAAATGTTGGAGCAATAGATTCTGATGCATTAGTATTTACTGACCCTGCATCACACGTTAAACATTATACACCAACTACTGCTACTTATGACCCAGCAACTGGAATATCAGTAGTGACTATTCCTGGGCATGATTTAACAACATCTGATTGGATTCAATTTGCTCCATACAGCTTTACATTTACTTGTTCTTTAGATAGTGATGCAACTGAACATTCATATCCAAGAAAAGGTGATGGTAATTATAATATGCCAATGGCAATCACAAATGTTGCTGGAGATGATATTACAGTTAATGTTGGAACAGGTTCTGGTGGAGCCCATACGTTTGTATCGGTGACAACAGATGCAGTAACTAAACTAAGTTATAATTCTCAAGGTCAATACGCAAGAGAACAATTACAAATTAACAGAGATTTCTTAGCTGCTGAAGTTAATGCATATCTTGATGATAACTACTTCATATTTGATGGAGAAAAATGTTCAAGAGATACAGGTTTAATTCTTGATGCAGTACGAAGAGATGTTGCATCAGGTTCAAATTATCATGCAGTATTCAATGGTCTATCATATAGATTAGGTGGAGCTGGTGCTCAATTGGTAGTTAACGAACAGTTAACAGAAACCGTTGCTGCGATTAATTTCTTAAAAACAAAAGCTGCGGCTCAGGCAGCAGTTACAGGAACTGCGTTAACAAGATCTGATGCTGCCTTTGCCGAAATTATTGATATTTTACAAAACACTGAAACCGCTGCTGATATATTAACATTTGGTACTAACTCTGTATCAGCAAATCATACAATCGCAAGACAGATATTACAATTAAACAAATCATTCTTACAAGCAGAAGTAACTGCCTATATCGCACAAACATTCCCATCGCTAACATACGATGTTGCTAAATGTGAAAGAGATACTGGTTACTTAACTGATGCTATCTCTTGGGATATTCAACACGGTTCAAATGCTGCAGCAGTTAACTTCGCAAGAATGTATTACGATAATGCAATCGCAGTATTACCTGAAGAACAAATTTTACCAACAGCAAAAACTTGGGAACATATCGCAAATGTTGCTTATGACATTGTAAGAAATATTGCAGTTACACCTACAACAGGAAATGCTGTTTCTCAGAATCAAACATTGTCCGATGCAGGAGTTGAAGTTGGGGAATCTGTAAGATCTGGAATTAATATTACAACTCAAGTTATTAGAGATAAGAATAGGGATCATTTACCTGCTTACGTTGAGCCTATCGTCGAAAGCGGAATGGAATCTGCTGTGAATGTACTTGATGGTATTACAGAAAATCTACAAGAAGCGGTTATTGATTACTTAAGACAAGAACATAACGGATTGCCTTATAGCAAAGCAAAATGTACAAGAGATGTTGGATTAATTGTTGATGCGGTATCAAGAGATATTGAATACGGCGGAAATGAAAATACTGTTGAAATCTTTGAGTATTACTTCAAGAGATTCCAAGGTGAATCTGCAGATTATGAACAGTTAAGATCCACTAATGTATTACCGATTGAAGTTAAAGGTCAATTTAAAACATTATCTGATTATAATGATACTGCTAATGTATCAGGTTTAAGAGAATCAATTAGTATCTTACCTTACGAACAACGCATTCCAACTAAATTGGCATTTGCACATTTAGCAGATGTTGCTGAAAAGATTGTTAAAGAAGTTGCTCATACACCAACAACAGGTAATTCACTAACCCAAGATACAACAGGTACACCTGCTGATGCTACAACAGGTACTTCTGTTCATGATTTAATTAATACTATTGCTGAGTTGGTTGATAATGTTAACATTGAAGATGCTGAAATGCCTACGGTTGTTAAAGCATCGTTTGACCCTAACAGAACATTAGCAAGAAAACAATTACAAAGAAACAGACAATTTATCATTGAAGAAGTGGATGGATATATTAAAGATCGTTGGTTTGCATTTGATGGAGATAAATGTAAGAGAGATATTGGTCTTATCTTAGATGCAGTTGCTAACGATGTATTAACAGGTGCTAACTTCAATGCAGTATTTAACGGACTTGCATATAGAATTGGTACGGTCGGTGCTGATGCAGTAGTTAACGAACAATTATCAGAAACAGTTAAAGCGGTTGAGTACGCAAGAGATATTACTGTTGCTGCTGTTACTGATGCAACAATGAAACAAAGAACATTGGATTCATTCAATGAAATCATTGATATCATGACGAACGGTTCAGGTAATGCCGATGTAATTGATTACACATCAGTATCACCAAGTTTCAACAGACTTAATGCAAGAAACCAATTACAAAATAACAAAGCATTCTTACAAGCTGAAATCACAGCTTGGCTTGCAGTAAATAGACCGTCACTAACATACGATGTTGCTAAATGTGAAAGAGATTTAGGATATCTAATTGATGCAGTTTCATTTGATGCTCAGTTTGGTGGAAACTTTGCTACAATCAATGATGCAAAACTTTACTTTGAAAATGCAGTATCAGTATTACCAGTTGACCAAAGACAACCTACAGCAGATGCATTTGCTCATATAGGTGATTGTGCTGAATTAATTTGTTTAGATACAGACATCGGCGGATTGAAATCTGTAGGTAATGCCGTAACTCAAGATATCACAGCAGGTTCAGCAGGAGCAGCAACAGCCGCTGAAGTGGAAGGATTATTCGATATCGTTGCCGGTTCAATTGAAAATAATACATTACTTATGAATCCTATTCAAGTAGGACCTGATGTAACTGCATACAATGCAACTAATAGCAATGCGGTTTCTGAAATCCTCGGTGTTAAGAAAACAGTTCAAGGTGGTGTAATAAGTCATCTATCTAAATTCTTTGAAATATTACCATACAATGAAACAAAATGTCGAAGAGATGTTGGTTATATTGTTGATGCAATTTCACATGACATTCAATACGGTGGAAATGCGGCAACAGTAAATACAGTTAATATGTATTTCACAAACGGCATTAATACAGGTTTACCAATTGAGCAAAGACAAAAAACAAAAGATGCATATTTACATATGTCAAAAATTATTGAACATGTTGTTGGTGGTAAATCAATTACAACAACTGAATTCCCAAGAACAGGGAAATTCTACACAGGTGATATTTTAACAAAATACGAATATTGGAATGGTATGAATTCATATCAAACATCAGAGTCTCAGGACTTTGCGGTACATGGTGCAAACCCTGATACTTGTATTGCTGCAAGACAACTTGCTGAAATAATTGCCAACGGTGTTGATGATGCAACAGAAGTTCGTAACACAATTCCTGAAAGAATTGATATTCAACAAACTTGGATGGGTACTAATTATATCACATCTAAAGAATTGGTTGAAAGACAGGCTGATAACTATTCAGAAGGTGTAATCAATTACTTATCTACAACATTCAACGGTTTAAGTTTCCCTGAAGCAAAATGTAGAAGGGATGTTGGGTATTTAATTGATGCGGTATCACATGACGTTCAGCATGATACAAACTATGCAACAAGAATTGCTGCCCAGATTTATTTTGAAAATGGACTATCTGTATTACCTGCAGATACAAGAACACAAACTGCTGACATTTATCAGTTCTTAGGAGATGCGGTCGAGCAAGTGGTCCAAGAAATTCCTGTAACGAATGCAAGTACATATACATTATTACAACAAGATGTTTCAGGTACCGCAGCAACAGCCGCTGAAGGAACAACAGTTCACGATTTAATTGGATATGTTGAAACATCAATTCGTGATAACGATCTTGATAAATTACCTGCTCTATCTTCAACCGCAACATGGCCTGCAGCTGAACTATCGGCCGCAGTGATTACAATTGATGATAATTCTGAAGAACTTGCATCTGATGTAACAGAATTTATTAATAATAACTTTAACGTATTGGATTATAATAAAGCAAAATGTAGAAGAGATACTGGTTACTTACTTGATGCATTCAGCTTCGACTTAAACTACGGTGGTAATACTGCTTCAAGATGGAATGCTGATTTCTACTTCTGGAATCAAATTTACAGATTGCCTGAAGACCAACGTATACCAACAGCAAGATCATATCGTCAGTTAGGTAGAATTTGTAAAGATATCGTAATAGGCGAATATCCAAAACAAAAAATACTTGGTGAGTTAGGAACAGAAATTGAAAGTAAGAAAGTAGAAAAACTTGCTAACATATTCTATAATACACAATTGTATAACGATACTAAATACTTACCAGTTAAGGAAGAACCAGATTACACATACAGTGTAGCAACATTCACTGATGCTCTAAATGTTATTGAGCAAAGGAAAAAGAATTTACAGAAAGATACCGTAAGATTCGTTAATGCTACTTACGACTTTATTGATATTAATTTAACAAGACGTGATGCAAGTAACTTATTAACTGCAGTAATGAATGACTTCAAATATGAAGATCTTCAAGTACCTGTTCCAAGTTATACAACAAACGGTAATCAGAATGCAGTAAGAACATTTACATCATCGTTATTTAACTATGACGGTACTCATGTATTCCCAGTATTTAATGCACCTATTCAAGGATTGAAATACAAAGGTTCAGTAAATGATGTTGCTGATTTAGGAAGTCTTACAGGAATGAAACCAAACTGGGCATATATTGTTGCGACTGATTATTCAACAAACTTCTATGCCGGTGATATATATTATTGGAATGGTATTCAGTTTGTAAATGCAGGACCAAATAATACTGACTTATTGGATGCATTTACAGGATCATGGGACAGAATGAGAACATATCTTGTGAATAACTTATCACCTGATGGAGATCACTCTGCAATGATTGAAGGTCTATTTAATGACTGTCTGAAAGACAATGTATTGAGACCTAATACATTAGTATTCGGATCATTGGTTGAATCCATTGCTCACCAGTTCAACGGTGCATCAGCAGGTGTTAACAGAAATGCTCTACCTCTGAACTTCAGAAACTTAGGTTCAGCTATATCAGCGATTGCTTCAGTACTAAATGAAGATGGTGGTAGAATACGATGGTCAGGTGCTGACGAATTGAACAACCAGTACTTCGCAAGAGGACTGAGAATTAACGGACGAACAGGTCGTATTGAAGGCCGACCATTTACCTCCTCTGTAAGAAAGCTCGCAAGACGTGCTTCGAACAGTAGGGCGGTAGTTTAACATAAGATAGGAATAAAATAAAATGCCAATTACAACTATACAAACTTCTCAAGCACCTGACGCAAAACCAGTTGCTAAGAACCTTGTCCTATCGACTAACTGGCAGGAAATCATAAATGTACCAAATTATGAAGTTCCTGAACTAGTATTCGGTGGGTCTACAACGGTTGAGCCAGGTGTAGGTGAAATTATCTCACCTTTAGTATTATGTAATACGACATCATCAACAGTAAGGTGTGATGTACAGGTATATCGTTATGATGAAAATGTTACTTATTACATTATTCGTAATTTACCAGTACCTGCATATGACACAATACCAATTCCTCTGAATGGACAATTTTTAAAGTCAGGTGATATACTTGAGGCGAAAGCTGATGCTGATTTAGCAATACATAGTACATTATCATTTACTTTAGGCCAATCAGAAGAAGACGATGTTGTTTAATACATATAAATATATTATTAATAAAACTGATTTTTAAGGAAATAAACTAGATGGCCAGCAGATTTGGAACATTATCAGGAAAAGCACAGGTAGTCGGACACGGCGTACCTCAAACTTTTCCGGTTCAGCTTGACCCAGTACCTTTTGAAGGTGCGGTAATTTATGCTGATAACGGGGAGTTAAGATACTCCGACGGTACTGCTTGGCTCCCTCTCGGTACAGGACCTCAAGGTACTCAAGGAACAACTGGTATTCAAGGAACACAAGGTGTTCAAGGTGATTACGGCCCAGGATTTACAATCATTGGTTCTATTGTAGGACCGGGCGACCAATCTAGTTTAAATACAGCATTCCCATCAGCAAACATCGGTGAAGGTGTAATTGACCAATCTGATGATACTCTATGGATTTACGATGGAACCAATTGGGTTAATATTGGTGGCTTCCGTGGAGTTCAAGGTTTCCAAGGCGTTCAAGGTACTCAAGGTGTTCAAGGAACAATAGGTAACGAAGGTATTCAAGGTGAAAGAGGATTCCGTGGTTTCCAAGGTGAACGCGGAGTTCAGGGTTTCCAAGGTGTTCAAGGTCTAATAGGTTTCCAAGGTATTCAAGGAAGACGTGGTCCACAGGGTGTTCAGGGTACGACGGGTATTCAGGGTGACTTAGGTATTCAAGGAACACAAGGACGTGCAGGTCCACAAGGTATTCAAGGCATAACGGGTATTCAAGGCGATGTAGGTTTACAAGGTTTCACAGGTTCATACGGTGGTGTATCATTTGAGTTTGATTTTGATACTGGAGTTATTGCTCAAAATCCAGGTCCAAACGAATTCGCAATTAATAATGCTGATGCAACTTTACCTACAGCTTTATTCATTAATGATGTTGCCAAGAATAGTGCTGACTTATCAGAATTATTTGCTTCTATTGATGCGGTCGTAGGATCTGTTAAAGGTATCATTCAAATTACAAACATTGCTGACAATCAAAAATTTGTCACATACGAAATTTCAAATATAAACGACAATACTGGTTGGCATACGCTCTTTATTAATCATATTGCCTCAACAGTAACTGTTGCCGAATTAACATCAAGCCCAGCTTGTATCATTTCATTTACAAGAGTTGGTGATACAGGTTCTCAAGGTATTCAAGGTATTAATGGTATCCAAGGTGATACTGGTATTCAAGGCTCAACAGGACCACAAGGTACTCAAGGTATTCAAGGACCACAAGGTACTCAAGGTATTACCGGAATTCAAGGTATTCAAGGACCACAGGGTGTTCAGGGTGAACAAGGACTCCAAGGTGTTCAAGGTAATGATGGTCTTCAAGGATATATCGGTTTCAGTGGTGGATTAACATTTGACTGGGATTATAATTCTTCAACGACTGAAGGGTTCCCAGGATTAAATCAATGGTTATTAAATAACGCAGATGTAACATCAGCGGATAAACTTTATATTGATGATCTTACAAATACAGGAAGAAGAGTAGATGGTTTATTTGACTTCTTGGATGGTTTAACATCTCAACCTAAAGGTCAAATTTTTGTAAGAACATATAAAGATACAAGTTCAGATGATTACGAATTCTTAATTTATAACTTTACAAACTGGACTTGGTCACCAACAGGTACAGGAGCAGATTGGGGTCATTTTGATATTACTTTCGTTGCTGCTTCTAATTTAGGTGGAACCGACGCAAGCCCAGGTTCAAGTTGGACGACAGGTGTTGTACCTACTTATGGTAATACAACTATCATCAACTTTATTCCTAACGGTCAACAAGGTATTCAAGGTTTACAAGGATCACAAGGTCTTCAAGGTGACTTTGGTCCACAAGGTACTCAAGGTGTTCAAGGACAGCAGGGTACGACAGGTATTCAAGGTCTTCAAGGTTTGCAGGGTATACAAGGCGAATCTATTCAGGGTACTCAAGGTATTCAAGGACCACAAGGACTCCAAGGTTTACAGGGTCTACAAGGATTACAAGGTCCTATAGGGACTACTGGTATTCAGGGTACACAAGGTACAACTGGTTTACAAGGTCTTCAAGGTTTACAAGGTGAACAAGGTCAATACGGTGGCTTAACGTGGATATGGAACTTCACAAATAATATTGTTGGAGGTACAGACCCAGGTACAAATAATTGGAAACTTAATAATGCTAACCCAGCAAGTGCTACATTAATTACACTTGATGATATTCCTGCTGACCAATATACACAAGAGATTGATGCTTTCTTAGATTTCATCGATGCGCAACCAGGTGCAGTTAAAGGTTATCTAAAAATACAAGAAGGTAATTACGAAGATGGAAATGGTCCTGCTGGTCACCATTGGATGGTTTATGAAATTACAGATTGGACTTGGGATTCTGGTGCTAAGAATTACGGTTTCTTTGATGTTAACTATGTTGACGGTAATGTATCAAGTTGGCAAACACAAGTTAACGCAGTTCACGGTCCTGCTACATTAATTACATTTATTCCAAGAGGTCCTGCTGGTATTCAAGGAGCAACAGGTCTTCAAGGGTTCCAAGGATTACAAGGTTTAATAGGTGCTGGTGTACAAGGTCCTCAAGGACTACAAGGTACATTAGGTTTACAAGGTGCTGAAGGTTCATTTGGTGGAATTACATTTGATTACACTTTTGACTCAAGTACTTTAAATAACGATCCTGGTGGTAACGGTTGGATTAAATTAAATAACGGTACTTATTCTTCAGCTACATCAATGTACATTGATGACAGAGATGATAACTTTATTGATATTCAACCTTTCTTAAGAACGATTGATGACTCTACAAGTCCTCTTAAAGGTCATTTCAAAATTACAAAGAAATCACAACCAGAGATATTTGTAATTTTCTCAATATCGGCTCTTGCAGAGTTAAGTGGATATTTCAATGTTACTTGTGCTTATGTAAGTGGTAATGGTACATTCGCTGACGGCGAAGATATTACAATTACATTCGCAAGAACTGGTGATGCAGGTGCAACAGGTGCAACTGGTCCACAGGGTGTTCAAGGCACAACAGGTATTCAAGGTTTACAAGGTTTACAAGGTCAAACTGGCGCGGGTGCTCAGGGTGCTACAGGCGGTCCTGGTATTCAAGGTCCCCAAGGTCCTCAAGGACTACAAGGTAATGATGGTAATATAGGGGCTCAGGGACCCCAAGGTGCTGTCGGACTTCAAGGTGACTTAGGTTTCCAAGGACCTGGCGGTTCTGGAGCACAGGGTGTTCAAGGTATTCAAGGTAATGACGGTGCTCAAGGTATCGCAGGTGCTGGAGGAATCGGAGGCCAAGGTGTTCAAGGTATTCAAGGACCTCAAGGTACAGACGGTGGAGACGGTACTCAAGGTGTTGCCGGTTTAGACGGTCAACCTGGACCTGCTGGTCCACAAGGTTTACAAGGTTCTGACGGTGCTGGGTCACAAGGTACTCAAGGTCCTGCTGGTCCACAAGGTTCTGACGGATTTGGATTCCAAGGTACTCAAGGCCCACAGGGTATTTCAGGTATTACAGGAGCAGGTACTCAAGGTTTCCAAGGACCACAAGGACCACAAGGTTTCCAAGGTATTCAAGGATTTGACGGAAATGGTATTCAAGGACCTGCTGGTTTCCAAGGTACTCAAGGTTTCCAAGGTGTTCCTGGGACAGGCGGTCAAGGAGCCCAGGGTGATACTGGTTTCCAAGGTATTCAAGGTTTAATTGGTATTCAAGGACAATCCGCACCTGGTACTCAAGGCTTACAAGGTGTTCAAGGTTTCCAAGGTGTTCAAGGACCTCCAGGAACAGGTGCTCCAGGTATTCAAGGACCTCAAGGTATTCAGGGTATTCAAGGTGGCCCAGGAGATCCGGGTGGAGAAGGTGTTCAGGGTACTCAAGGTGCTTCAGGTTATCAAGGTGTTCAAGGTAATGATGGAGCTGGAGAACAAGGCGCACAGGGTCCTATTGGCCCACAAGGTTTCCAAGGTCCGTCTGGTGACGGCGGTGGTCAAGGTACTCAAGGTATTATCGGTCCACAAGGTACTCAAGGTGAAGATGGAATACAGGGTCCTGTAGGTGCTGGTGCAGATGGTGCTCAAGGTCCTGCTGGTCCACAAGGTGAAGCTGGTCTTTCCGGAAGTGAAGGTGCTCAAGGTTCAACTGGTCCTGCTGGTCCACAAGGAATAACTGGTGATGAAGGTGACCAAGGACCTCTTGGTCCACAAGGTCCTGCTGGAGCGGGTGCTCAAGGTACAACAGGTTCTCCTGGTGCTCAAGGTGCAAATGGTTTCCAAGGTCCTCAAGGTCCGTTTGGTCCACAAGGTATTTCAGGTATTACAGGTTCTGGATTACAAGGTCTTCAGGGTATTCAAGGACCTATAGGTATATCTATTCAGGGTACACAGGGTCCATCAGGTAGTGCTGCTTCTGTAGATGTTGCTTCAATCCATACAACTGGATTACAAGGTACAGCAATGTTTGTCACAATGGTTCAAGGTGGCTCAGGTGCAAGACCTTTATATGGAACTACATCTCCAAACCCAGGCGGTCAACAAAACTTCTTCTATATCGCGGATGATGATGAATTAACTCTTGAGAACTTGAACATCGACGGTTCAGTAACACTGAACGGTTCAACAATTACAACATGGCCGTCAGGCGGTGGTGGTTCGTTCGATGGAACAGCTACAAACACAGTTTCATCTGGTAAGCTTGTATTCCAAGACGGCTCAAACGGTGGCGGCGGTTCGGCATACTTTGGAACAGGAGAAGATGTTCAGTTTTATGATAATGGAACTGCAATGTATATTGACTTTGACGCATCCCATGATTTATATATGCGTGAAGGTACAACCACAAGGTTTACATTTGATACAGGAACAGGTGATTTTACAGCAACAGGTAATGTCACAACAAACTCTGACGAAAGATTAAAAGAGAATATTAAAACAATAACACACGCCCTCGATGTAGTTGATAATTTGAGAGGTGTAACTTATAATAAGATTGACAATGACAGAAAGGAAATTGGTTTAATTGCACAGGAAGTTGAAGAATTCTTACCTGAGGTAGTAATTGATGGAGAATACAAATCAATCTCATACGGAAATATTACAGCTGTTCTGATTGAAGCAATCAAAGAACTTAAAGCTGAGATTGAACAACTGAAGAAATAATATATTATGGAGTATAATTTGCTCTAGATCATTTCAAAATTGATTAACAAAAAGGGCATTTTTATACAATGTCCTTTTTCATTTGAGTAGCCATATCTTATAAATAAGGTAATAATAGAAAAATTTAAAAAAGGTTTCATCACCATGGCATCAAGAGCTAACATATACATCGATAAAGGAATGGACTTCAGGACCGAGCTGAACCTGTTTAATGACGAGGGTGTCGAATATGATGACGCAACTATTTCTGTTTATAATTTCTATAGCAGCATAAGAAAAGTATATTCGTCCACAGCAGCAGTCAACTTTAATATTGAAGTCGCAAACAATGACATCACCTTGGTACTTACTGACCAACAAACTGATTCACTAGCACCTGGGAAATATCAATATGATGTTGTAATGGAAAAACAAACAGGAGAACGAACCAAAATAGTTGAAGGTCTAGCAATCGTAGTCGAAACTATTACGGAGGTTTCGTGAGCATAAAGGTCAAAATCGGTGGCGGCCGCTCGATTAAGGCTGTACCGAAACAGGGTCAATCCACTCCTATTGTAGCTCCAGCAGAACGAAAACCACAAATCGTTCCGGATAGTGTTGTCCTTGGAATTGACACTATTGGTGAATACGTTGTTTCCGTCGCGAACACGGTCGGTATTACAGTATCACAAACAGTTTACGACCAAGGCGCTAATGTTGTCATTGGTCATGCTGATACATCAAACGCAGTCAGCACAACAAATCCAAATTTATCGTATCCTAAAAATATCTCAATTGATACATTTGGTCATATTACAGATTTTGAAAATGTAAGTTTTAATCCATTAAACTTTACTGCCAATTCCACAATCATATCTTCTGCCGATTTTACTCTCGGTACAACTTCACTTACTCTAGGTGAAACAACATCAGTTATTGAAGGTCTTACCGACCTTACTATATCAAATCAATTCATTGCACAAAATGGCGCATTCTTAAATGGAATTGATGTTACTGGTCAAGCAGAAGTTGGTTCATTAAATGTTGAAGACTTAACGCCCGGTCGTATTGTATATGCAGGAGCTGACGGCGAATTAATTGACAACGCAGGACTTACATTTAACGGTACAAGTATCGTTGCTACTGGTGGTGTATTCCTTGATGATTTGGATGTAAGTACAGGTCAAGCAACCTTAGGTAGTGTTAACATTGCGGATTTGACAGAAGGTCGAATCATGTATGCCGGTGCAAACGGTGAGTTAATTGATTCTGCTAACCTATCTTTTGATGGTGTTTCCATTACAGCAACGGGTGGTGTATTTTTAGATATACTTTCAGTACCTGGGCAATCAACATTAGGTTCAGTTAATGTTACTGATTTAACATCAGGCAGAGTTGTATTCGCAGGTGTTGATGGAGAACTTGTTGATAGTGATAAATTAACATTTAACGGAACAACATTTACAGTAGATGGTGACACTGATATTACAGGTAATGTTACTATAGGTGGTAATTTAACATTAGGTGATAATCAAGTTGATACCATTAATGTTGTTGCTGACTTTACATCTGACTTAATTCCTGATGTATCAGATACATATAGTTTAGGTACGCCTACTAAAGAATGGCGTAGAATATTTACTCCGACACTTAAGAGTTCTTCAGGTGTCGTAACGATTGATGAAACCGGCGCTCTTACACTACCTGTGGGTGGAACCGCAGACCGACCAACCGCTGCTATAGGTATGGTTCGTTATAATACTTCAGATAGTAGATTTGAAGGTTATGATGGTACTAATTGGTCTGAATTAGCAGGTAGTGTAAAGGACGTTGATAAAGATACATTCATCCGAGCTGAAACTGGGCCAGGAGATGATACTGATGATCTTGACTTCTTTACTGCCGGTGTTCAAAGATTACAAATTGACCAAGATGGTAATTTAAAGTACGGCCCTAACGATGAAATAGTATTTGACTTTTCAACAGGTGGAGCAACATTTGGTTCAGCTTCTGTTTCTGCGATCGCACCAGGTTCTGTTGTATATACTTCAGCAGGCGGAAGATTAGAAGGACAAGCAAACCTTGCCTGGGACGGAACAAATTTAACAATCGTTGGTGGTATTACAGTTGATGGTGACTTTAGTACATCAGGTGGTTTATCAGGTGACAGTTTATCGGTAGGTAACCTTCAAGCGAACACAATGATGTTCGTATCAGATACTGGTGCTTTATCATCAAATAATAACATTCAGTTTGATGGATCTCACATGGTTGTTAACGCAACCTCTGAATTCCGAACAGCACCAACAATTGAAACAGTTACATTAGGTCAAGTATTTGTTGCTGGAGCAAACGGTGCTTTACTCGGTGATGCAGGTTTAACATACGACGTTGATACTAATGAATTATCGGTTGGTTCTCTTACAGATAATCGTGTTGTTGTCGCAGGACCAAGTGGCTTATTATCCGACGATGCGAATTTTACTTGGGACGGAACAACATTAGCAGTTACAGGTTCAGGTACATTTACAGGTGATCTTGATGTTGATGGTGATGTTACTATCGCAGGTAATCTAACATTAGGTGACCAAGTACAAGATACGATTAATGTTGTTGCTGACTTTACATCAGACTTATTACCTAAAGACGATGCTACTTATAATCTTGGTACTACAGGTTCAAATTGGAATGCATTATATGTAAGAACAATTGATAGTGATACCGAAGTTGTTGTAATTGATACAACAGGTGCAATCACAGTTCCTGTTGGTACTACTGCGGACAGACCATCTACCTTAACAGCAGGTATGGTTCGTTTCAATACAAGTGATGGAGTATTTGAAGGTTATAGTGGAAATGCTTGGGCATCTCTAGGTGGTGTTAAAGATGTTGACCAAGATACCTTTATTGAAGCAGAGTCAAGTCCTGGTGCAGATAACGATGAATTAAGATTTGTCACTGCAGGTATTACTGCATTTACGGTTGACAACCAACAACGAATTACAACTCCTGCCGCAACTGACCTTGTATTTAATGTCACTGGTAATATCGATGTTAGCAATACAATTATAACAGGTTTAGCGGAGCCTGTCAACAATTCAGATGCAGTTACTAAGTTTTATGTAGAAAATACTTTTGATAGAGATTTACATATAACGAAAGGTGCTAATACGTATGTATTGGATTTATTTAATACAACGAATACGCCAAGTTTTGAAATTGGAACCGCATTAACAATTGAAACATATGATTCTGGAAATAATGTTGTTCAAGTTGGATTAGACCCAGTATGGCAATCATTCGCAGGATTAAGAGAAGCTGGTGTTGAAGGCACGGTTCCAAACTTTGAGTTTGACGTTTATGGTCGTGTTCGTTCTCTTATTAATATTCCACTCTCTGTATCGTCCAACGCGGTTGTTGACTTCGTACCTTCCATCTATGGTGTACTTGAAGACTCTATCAGAAATGGTAATATCGAACGCGGTTTAACTGTTACATCAAACACCGCTGCTCAGAAATTAAACTTTGAAACTGATAACTTTGATATTACATTAACAGGTGCAGTTACTGGTACGGATACAGTTGTTCATAACTCAAATGTTTCAATCGCAACATCGTTTAACTATGTTGACCTTGATGCAAGATATATTAATGCAGAAGGTGGTGATACATCAAACGGTGATTTGCGAGCAACGAAGTTTGTAAGTAAAGACGATTTAAATTATTATGCCGACCCAGCGGGTACTTCAAGATTTGCTGATTTATGGGTAGGTTATAATAAACCAAGTACAACGGTTACATTTGGTACTGGCGTTGGAAATATGTATATGTATGCTCAAGGAACCAAACTTGGTTTCCTAAGTAGTACATTCAATTTCGGTACATACTTTGATACAATAAATAATAGTTGGTACGTTGAAGATGGTTCCGTATTTTCAAGGAACTTCATTGATAGTCAGGATACTAATTATAGACTTAACCCTGCGGGTGGAAACTCCAGACTATTAGGGTTAAATATAGATACGCAAATGTTGTTAGGAAGTAATTTCCTATTTGCGAATTCTGCTATTTCCACCACTTCAGGTGATATTACAATCAATCCTGCTTCTGGTGTATTTAGTGTTGATAACTCTATTATAACAAATGTTAGTGATCCTGTCAATAGTTTAGATGCAGTAAATAAACAATTTTTAGATACTGCTATTGGTAACTTAACAACCGGCGGTATTTCTATCGCAGCAGAGACGGGTACTGTAGATACAGTTGCTCTTGGTGAGATAATCACTTTTGCTGCGGGAGAAGGAATTAATACAACAGTCGCAAACAATCAAATAACGATTGCTGGTGAAATAGCAACAGATACCAATATTGGTGTTGCGAAATTCAACGTAGCGAATTTTACAGTGACAGGCGGAGATGTAACCGTCACAACACTAGATGGAGGAACCTTTTAATTTTGCCTAAATAGGTATATGATATAGAAGGACATATATATGTCAACATTAATTAAATTAAGAAGAAGTGCCGTACCTGGTCGCGCGCCAACGACAGCTCAGCTGGAGTTAGGTGAACTTGCGATTAACACAGCTGACGGCAAAATCTACATTAAACAAGATGTCAGTGGAGTAGAATCCATTGTTGAGTTTAGTGCCGATCCAAATGACTTACTTACGTTAATTAAAACAGTTGACGGAACAGGCTCAGGTCTTGATGCCGACTTATTAGACGGTTTAGATTCAACACAATATTTAAGATCTGATGTTGATGATACTTTTGCAGCGAACCTAACAATTACAGGTAACCTTACTGTATCAGGAAATACCACATATGTCAATACGGAAACAATTCAGTTATCCGATAATATTATTACTCTTAATGCAAATCATACAGGTCCAGCAACTCAAGATGCAGGTCTCGAAGTTGAAAGAGGAGACGACACCAATGTAGTTCTACAATGGAACGAAGCAAATAATTATTGGGAAATTGCTTCAGGTGGAACAATTGGAAGAATCATTACCACAGGTGATGAAGGCGCAGGGAATGGATTTGACGCCGACTTGTTGGACGGACAAGAAGGTACGTATTACGTAGATTTTACAAATGCGACCAATAAACCCGACCCAACAATAGATGTAAACCTAACAGGGAAGACAACAGGGTCAGGGACGACCACTTTAACGGATCTTGGTAATGGAACAATTAACATTACTACAGAACTTGCGAATACTGCTGTCACTGCAGGTTCATACGGTTCTGCTTCTCAAATTCCAACATTTACTGTTGATGAAGATGGTCGATTAACTGCAGCCGCTGATGTAGCTGTCGCAGGTGTATCTGATACTGATTGGTACATCGCAAATAATACATTCCAAATTTCTACTGTTGATGGTAGTGTATTTAATACAGTCATTGATGAATTTACAGGTTTAACAGTCACAGGTGATATAGTAGTCACAGGTACAGTTGATGGCCGTGATATATTAGCAGACGGACAAAAGCTTGACGCAATTGAAGCTGGTGCTCAGGTTAACCTTTCAAATACTGAAATCCTTAATATTATATTAACTAATGATGGAGAGAATTCAACATTAGATGCTGATTTGCTTGATGGAGCAAATAGCGATTTCTATCTCGACTTTACAAATGCAACAAACAAACCTGACCCAACAATTACTCTTTCGGGTGATGTCACAGGTTCAGTTACTTTAACTGATTTAGCAAGTGGAACAATTACAACAGACATTGCTGCTTCAGGAGTTACTGCTGCTCAATATGGTGGTGCAACAGAAATTCCTATTATTACAATCGCAGCTGACGGTCGTATCACAGCAGCTGCTACTGCTGCAGTCGCAGGTATCAGCTCAACAGCTTGGCTAACAGCAAATAATACTTATCAGATTATTACAGGTGATGGTTCTCAGTTTGATGCTAATATTTCTCAGTTTGATGCAAATGTTGATTTCGGTGCAGGCATTGATGTCACAGGAGATATCACTGTCACAGGTACTGTTGATGGCAGGGACTTAGCAACCGATGGAGCAAAACTTGATGGTATAGTTCAAGGTTCAGGTAATGGATTTGATGCCGATTTACTCGATGGTCAAGAAGGTACTCATTATTTAGATTTTACAAACTTTACAAATTTACCAGACCCACAAATTGATGTTACATTGTCTGGTAAGGTCACTGGTACAGGTTCTACAACACTTACAGACCTAGGTAATGGTTCTATAAGTATAACAACCGCTCTTGAAGATACAGGAGTTACAGCGGCTCAGTATGGTTCAGCAACAGCAATTCCTGTTATAACTGTTGACGATGATGGTCGTATTACTGCCGCAAGTACAGCTGCTATTAAAGGTATTGAATCTCTTACTTGGCACAACGCAAATACAACATTAAATTTAGAAGCAGGAGATGGTACTCACTTCCTTGCGAATATACATGAATTTGGTGAACTTGATATTACTGGTGATATCACAATCTCAGGAACTGTTGATGGACGTGATGTTTCAGTAGACGGCGCTAAACTTGACGGTATTGAAGCAGGTGCTACTGCTGACCAAACTGCTTCTGAAATATTATCGGCATTACTTACAGTTGATGGTGCAGGAACTGGTCTTGATGCTGATTTGCTTGATGGTCAACACGCTGCTGATATTATTGCTACCGCCCAATCACAAGCAGCCGCAAATGTACATGACGCAACGATTACTATTAATGCAGGAGATGCAATTGATGGTGGTGGAACATTTACAGTTAACCAACTTGCTAACTCTACAATTACAATACATCACGCAGATACAAGTTCACAAGCAAGTGTATTAGGAAGTGGCGGTCAAGTAATTCAAGATGTTGTACTTGATACTTATGGTCACGTTACAGGTCTTGACCAAGTTGATTTTGATAATCGTTATTATACACAAACATTACTTGATGCAGGTCAACTTGATAACAGATATTATACTGAAGTCGAATTAGATAACGGTCAACTTGATAACAGATATTATACAGAAACAGAATTAGATAACGGTCAACTTGATAACAGATATTATACTGAAGCTGAACTCGACGCAGGTCAATTAGATAATCGTTATTATACAGAAACCGAAACAGAAACATTATTCCTTAAAGCGGCTGATAGGTCAGTTACTGGTGCAGACGGTGTTACGGGTGGTGGACCATTAACCGCTAACGTTGTTCTTACTCACGCTGATACATCAGACGTTGCGAATACAGGCGTTCTTGATTTACCTAATGCTGAAGTTATCGAGAGTATGAACTTTGATAAGTTCGGTCACGTCGTAGGATACACAACAAATAACCTCGCAGTATTAACAGAAAACATTGCTGATGCAAGATACGTAAATGTTGATGGCGATACAATGACAGGTGATCTTACCATTGAAACAAACTTAATTGTTGATGGTAATATTAATGTTGATGGAAATGTTAATTTAGAACACGGAAGAATAACAAGTAAAGAAGTAACAACAACTTCAACAAGTGCAACAACTTTAGACCAAAATATTGCTGGATATTTTAAATCAGTAGAATATATAATAACAGCAAAACAAGGTTCTGACGTTGATGTAACAAAGATTTTAGCAATTGATACCGGCACAAGTATGTTAGGAACAGAGTTTGCACGTATTACGTCAAATAGTGAACTTGCCTCATATGAAGTGGATCACGACGGAATTGGTTTTACAAGATTAAGATGTACTCCTGCTTCGGCAACAAGTACAGTATTTACAGTAATTGCCACTTACACTGAGTCTTAACATAATAAATAAAGGTATACATTGAACAATTTAAACCGCCTATCTGGGGAGAGTGAACCGAATGGCAAATGATAAGAAATTTATAGTCAAGAATGGTCTCTTGACACCGGAAAATGCTGTCATCGGCAGCAATACGGATACTGGTGAAAAACTCCAGGTCACCGGTGACACAGTCCTAACCCAAGGTACGCAAGGTACTCCGACTTTAAAAGTTACTAATTCAGGTGGAGCTTCCGCTTCTACAATCGTTGCTCAATTTGAAGGTGATTCTGATTCACTCCAGATTCGCAATATTGGGACAGGCGATTATTCAATCACAAATCCTCAGCAAGGAAATAGTATTGAATTTTATGACGGTACCGCAGGTATTGTTATTAAATATGCAGGCTCAAATAAATTAGCATTTACAAGTACAGGAACTGATTTTACAGGTCTTTCTAATACAACGATTGAAGGTAATCGTATTCTTACAACTGCAGATGAAGGTGCAGGTAATGGATTAGATGCTGATACAGTTGATGGATTACAAGCAAGCCAATTCTTAAGATCCGATGTTGATGATACTGCCGCAGGTAATATAAACTTTTCACAAGACATTGATGTCGCAGGTTCTGCTCAAGTTGATGTTAACTTAACAGTTGATGGTCAAGCAGTTATTAAAGCTTTACTTGATGCACAAGCAAATGCTCAAGTTGCTGGTAATTTAACGGTTAGTGGAGATCTTTTAGTTTCAGGTAATACGACAACTGTTAATACCGAAGAAATTCTACTTGCTGATAATATTATTACTCTTAATAGTAATTACACAGGCTCAACTCCATCAGAAGATAGCGGTATTGAAATTGAGCGTGGTACATTAGCAAATCCAAAACTTGTTTGGAATGAATCTCAGGACTATTGGGAACTACAAGTTAATGGTTCAGTACTTGGTCGAATTATTACAACAGCAGATGAAGGTTCAGGAAATGGATTTGATGCTGATACTGTTGACGGTTTAGAGGCAGCGCAATTCTTACGTAGTGATGCTGATGATACTGCTACAGGTAATATTACAATTGAAGGTGATCTTACAATTGGAGATGATTCAGGTCCTGCTCAAATTATCTTTGACGGCAATGGAGTTAACCGTACTTTATATTCAGCAACAGGTGAAATCGGATTTTTAAACAATGCTGCTAACTGGGCGGCAAGATCTAATGCAAATGGTGATTGGATTGTTGAACGAGATGTTTCAGCAGGTAGAGATGTAATTGCTACGAATGATGTTACAGCAACAAGTGGTGATGTAACTGCTGGTGATAGTATTACAGCACAAAATAATATTACAGCAACGACAGGTAATATTGCTGCTTCAGCAGGAAGTGTAACAGCACAAACAAATGTCACGGCAACAACAGGAAATGTAACAGCAGGTGATAGTGTTACTGCTCAAAATAATGTAACCGCTACAACAGGTGATGTAACAGCAGGCGATAGTGTTACTGCTCAAAATAACGTAGCTGCCACAACAGGAGATGTGACGGCAGGTAATGATGTTACTGCAGCACAAGATATTACAGCAACTTCTGGTAATATTTCAGCAACGGCTGGTTCAGTAAGTGCAGGAACAACAGTTACCGCAGGTACTGATGTAATTGGTCAAAGATTTGTAGACGCAGACAACAATACATATCTTGTAAATCCTGGTGCAGATTCAACAATGCACGCAATTGGAATTGATGATAATCTTTTCCATAACGGTGATACTGATACAAGATTACAATTTACTGATAATCAAATAAAATTAAGAACAGGCGGCGGTGATAGATTAGACATTAATAATTCAAGAGTCTTATCTAACCTTGATACATATGTACCTAACCTTTTTGTTAACGATACAATTGTTCATAATAATGATACTGATACATTAGTAAGATTTACTACTGACACTGTAGATATTGACACAGGCGGTTCAACAAGATTAACCGCGAATAACTCAGGAGTCACAATTGAAGGTGATCTTGATGTTAATGGAGATATTACAGCAGTTAATGGTACATTCACAGGTGACCTTGCTGCTTCAAGATTTTTAGATGCTGATAACAATAACTATTATGCGGACCCTAACTCAACATCAGTAATGAATCGTATCGGCATTGACGATTACATTCAACATAACGGCGATACAAATACTTACTTTGGATTTAATGCTAACGATAATATTCAATTCTTTACTGATGCAACACAAAGAGTTGAAATCAATGGCACAAACTTTACAAGTACTGTTGATGGTATATTTCCTAACTTATATGCAGGAAGATTCTACGATTTAAATAATGCAACATATTATGTAGACCCAGCAAGTAATTCAAGAATGAATGGTATTGCTCTTGTCGGAACAATTTACCACGACGGTGATACTGATACATATTTAAACTTTAACGGTGCAAATAGTTTTGAAGTTGTCACAGGAAACGCTCAAAGATTATTAGTTAACAATACTTATGTGTTAGCAAATAACCAAATGCGTTCACCTATCTATTACGATAATAACAATACTGCTTATTATGGTAACTTTGCTTCTACTTCTCAGATGGCACAAATTGATATTGATAGTTATATTCGTCATCGTGGTGATACAAATACATATCTTGGCTTTGATGCAAATGATAGTATTACATTCGTAACAGGTGGTGCTGAACGAGTTAATATTACTGACGCGAATACAACATTCTATCAACCTGTTATTGTTCAAGGTGACGTTACAGCAGACAGATTTGTTGATAGGCAGAGTTCATCTTATTATGTAAACCCAGCGGATACTACAGTCAGTGGTACGTTCGCCGGTGGTTTAAGAATCGGAAATATTTCTGATTATGCCAACTGGGACGATAACACAGGTAACGGCGGTATAGGAATTGCTGGGCATGGAGCAATTGCGGCAGGTCAAAATCCAACAATCACAGTATCAGGTAATTATTCTGGTGGATATTCATTATTATATCTAAACAGAATTGACCCAACATCAAACCCAACAAACAACGGTCAAAGATATATTCATTTCTATCATGATGGAACAGACGGTGGTTCTATTCGTGGTGATAGTTCAGGCAATTTATATCAAGTATTAGGGTCAGGAACCAATTGGGGATTCTGGACTTCTGGTTATTCTGAAGCATTAATTGTTGATGATAGTGGCAATGTAATGGTTGCTACTGGTACTTCACCTACTTATACAGACGGTGGTGATAACACGGCATTAACAACAACACCAAGTAATCCTAAATTACACGTCGGCGGTTCAATTTATTTAAATGGTAATAACGACGGAATTATATTCGGTCGTGGTACAGCATCATTCCTCAAAGATGAAGAATTAGCGTTCGGTTGGGGATCTGGTTGGTATATGCAAGATGCTTCTTACTTAAGAGTAAGAAATAATACAACCGTTTATTCTACAGGTAATACTCAGTTTAATAGATATTATGCATATCAGAATACAGCTTATTACCTTGACCCAGATGGTGATTCACAATTAAATACAGTTGACATTGATGATTACATTCGTCATCGTGGGGATACAAATACTTTAATTGGTTTCTCAGGTAATGATACATTACTTTTCCAAACAAATGGTGTGAATCGTTTACAAATTAATAACGGTGCATTTAGGTCAAGAAACAATACAGTCCAATTCTATTCAAGTGGAATTGAAATACAAAAACAAAGTAACGGCGGTGGTGTAGGTCTTACAGTATCAGACGAAAACAGCGCAGAGACTCCTGGATTAACTGGATTACAACAAGGTTCTATTTTATTCTATCATGCTGATGGTGCTGTCACTACAGGTTCAAACGCTGCTTGGTATTTTAATTCATCAGAAGCAACTGTTCATTATGTCTTTGCTGAAAACAATGGAGCAAATGGTGGTAATTTAGTACCTATAGTTAATAACACTGGTAATATAGGTTTATCATCTTATCGTTGGAATACTGTTTACGCAGGTACAGGTAATTATAGTGGAAATGTAACTGCAGCCAATATGTATGCAAGCAGATATTATGATGCTGATAATAATACATATTACGCTGACCCAGCAAGTACTTCTTATCAACAGTATATGAACATCAATGTTGGTAATGAAAATATTGGCGGAGCAAACTCAAGCACTCTCGGATTGATGATGAGAGGTAATTACAATAGTAATACCTGGGCTCATAAATTCCATAAGATGGACCACGGCGGTGGAGTTCCAATATATCTTTCACAAACAATTGGTACTGCAGCTTGGTCACCATTACAAAGATGGGGTACTTTCTCAGGTTCGTCAGGTGCTTCGAACGGTGGTTATACTTCTCAAATATTTGGTACGTTAAGAGTTGATACTGCTACCTATTCACCAATTTATTATGACCTAGATGATTCTTCTTGGTTCGCAAATCCAAACGGCGAATCTAGACTCAATACAATCAAGCTTGATGGTAATGCAGTTATATTAAGAGAACCTACAGGAACATTTGGTTCACTTGCTGTAAGCGGTGGTGGAAGAAATGGATACGAAGGATTTAGTATTAATGATCGTTCTGTCTTTATGCACGATGGCGGAAACGTCACAGGTGTTTATAACGATGTAGACAATCAGTGGTTCTGGTATGGTGAACGTGGTGGAGTAATGAGGTTAATGCATGCGGGTGTTGAGCGTGCAAGAACTGAAAACGGATACTTCCTTGCGAATCAACAATTAAGAACTCCAATCTTCTATGATTCAAATAACACAGGCTATTACGTAGATCCTAATAATACATCAAGATTCAACGCAGTTCAAGCATTAAGATATTACTTTAACCACGCAACCACATATTATGCCGATGCAGCATCAGGTGATTACGGTTCAATGGAAGTTGGCGGTACTAAAGGTGGTTGGGCTGGTTATTCTATTGCTGGTCAATGGAATTTCATGGCAAGTGGAGTTGATGAAGCAGGTATTTACAACGACACCGATAATAAGTGGGTCATAAGAACAGATCGTAACGCAGGTGTTGATTTTTATTATAATGGTGCTAAACAAGCTGAAACAGAAAGTGGTTATTTCCTCGCAACAAATCAAATGCGAGCACCAATCTATTATGATTCAAATGATTCAACATATTACTTAAACCCAGCAGCAGGTAATACAAACCGGGCATTAATGATTGATGGTAGAATATACCGTCAAGGTTTTGCTTCAGGTGATGGAAATAATAACAAACTATTAGAAACTCAAGATCGTTCACATTGGATTTGGAACACTGCTACTGATTGGGGTATTTTCTGGGCAGGTGATGATAATCCATATCGTTCACACTTTAGTACAGCTAATCCAAATGAAATCGTATTCATTGGTAACGGAAACCTAAGAGCAAGTATTGACCTTGATAATGGTAATGCTCACTTTACTGGTACTGTATCTGCTGGTAGTTTTGCGCTTAATGGTGGAAATGAAAATATTGAAATTATTAAGTCATACGGTTCAGGTGGAGCTGACTTAGTACTATTTGATGGAACAGAATATTTTGATAAGCGTGTCATTAAAGCAATGGCACCAAACGAAAGCCCACTTACTACGGTTACTTCAGAATATGTTAGAACAACAGATGGTCCTTTCGCAGGTTCTTATGTATTACAAACATCTGCTTATAGAACATTCAATTCAGACTATATTCCTGTTGCTCCTGGTGAAGAATTATACGGTGAAATTTCTGTTAAGACAATTTCAGGTTCAGGCGGTTTGGTTTATTATGGTATTGAAAGATTTGATAGTCAGAAGAGACCTATTGCTGGAAACACAGGCACAACATACTTTGTAGTTGGTGGTGCAAACTATACAGGCACTTCTTGGACAACATATAGAAATCATACAACAATTCCAACATCTCATACTCCATATAATGGGTCTGACGGAGGTGGTTGTTATTATGTAAGAATTCGTATCTTAATGAACTACAACTCTGGTGGTGCTTTAAGACAGTTTGCCGGAATTATGCTCAAGCGTCGTAACGCTGAATCTAATTTATTAGTTGATGATTTACAAGTATTAGATGATGTTCAAATCGGCGGAGACGCAACTATAGTAGGTGATTTGACCGTCGATGATATTACTGCTGATGTAATTGATGCAAATATATTTAGAGACCGTGGTAATACTGGATATTACTTGGATCCAAACTCAACAGGCACATCACTCAATGTTCGTGGTGAAATAAGTAACCCATCAGTTTGGATTAACGATGGTGATAACTTTAATTCATATAATGAAAACATTCGTTTATTCAATGCACCGAATGGAGTTTCAGTAATTGCGTTTAGCGCATCAGGTACATCAGGTACACCCGCTACTTCAATCTTAGGATACTCTGATAGATTAGAAACTCGCAGGTCAAATAACTGGCAACAAAGAACATATTCTAATCGTGTAGATTTTGTTGGTGACATTCGTCCTACAATTATGTATGATAGAAATGATACAAACTGGTATGCAGATCCTAACTCAGGTTCAAGATTCAGAGAATTGGATGTTGAAAACAATGGAAGTCAGGAAGTATTTAGAGCATATAGATATGGCTCTGCTCCAGGAAACTATGCTGCAGCAAGGACAATTAACCAATACGGTAATCACTCTTGGGGTATTGTTCACGAGTTTAGAATTGGTGAACCTGGCTCACAAAGTGTACCTAGTGGTACTGACAGACCTTCTATACTATTCTCAACTGGATATAATACAACAACTTGGTCAGTTGGTTTCGGTTATGTCGATAACGATTTCAGAATTAAACAAGATCACGGTCATATAAATCAAGGTTGGGGTACTGAAAGATTTAGAATTAATACAAGCGGTGAAGTATTCATTGGAAATAGCTTATATGGTGCTAACGCATACTTCAATCGCTATTACGATAGAGACAATACTGGATATTATGCTGACCCAGCAAGTACATCTGTATTTAATGCAATGGTATTTAATGGTGACGTTGATTTCAACGGTGGTGCTAATGCGATTAATATTACAAGTTCCGATATTCGTTCAGACGGTAATTCAAGTTGGACAGGAAACCCAGGTGCAGGCGTAGGTAAGATTCAGATGCACAGTAACCGTTGGTACATTGTATCTAACGGAAACTCAAACAGAATCGTTCAGTTCAGACAAAATGGTTCTGACAGGTCATATATTGCGAACGATGGTAGATTAATCGGTGTCGGTGGTACTGCTTCTCAGGATTGGAGAGCTCCAATCTTCTACGATACAGATGATACATCATATTATTCAAACCCAGCAAGTGATTCACGATATAATACATTAACACTTCGCGGAAACAGATTAGGATTTGTTAATACTGCATTTGATGCAGAGATACGAGTAACTGATGATAACCCAGACGGTACAGGTGCAACATTTGTATTTTGGGGAGACCAAGTAGAATATAATGCTGAAGTAGCAACTGAAGTATTTAGAGCAACAAGACATATGCGTGCTCCTGTATATTATGATTTAAATAATGCTTCATACTACGGTGACTTTGGTGGTGTATCTTACATGAACGATGTAAGAGCTAACATATTCTACGAACGTGAAAATACAGCATACTACTTTGGTTCAAGCCAAGGTGATGCAAGAATGCGTAACGTTAGATTCAATAACGTTCAGATTGAAGACGGCGCAACAATCACATCTGTAAATAATAGCGGTAGAATTTATCTTGGTGGTAATTTACATATTGATGCTCAAAACGGTACAGACATTTTTATGAACTACTACTCAGGTAGAAGGTTCAGGTCATTTACTCCAGGACAATATGAAGCGTTTAGAGTTGATACTGACCGTATTGTATATGCATATGCTCAATTTAGAACACAATTAATTTACGATACAAATAATACTGGTTACTATCTTGATATGAACAACAACTCAAGGTTTAACGACCTTCAGTTGAGAGGTAATTATGTAAGAACATATTATCATTCAGGTTCTGACTTTGTTAATGGTACTCTTGTAAGAACAAGTATTCCTGCGACCGCAACTAACGGGGCTTCATTCGTACTTGAAGCAACAGGTAAATCTTATTCAGGTGATCCGCCGTTTATGTTTACCGCACAAGGTTACTTATATGCTAATACTATTATTAATCATTCTGGTCAACATATTGGTAAGGCCGGATTTAGTACAATGCGTATATTTGAAAACGGTGGAGTATTATGTTTCTGGTGGCCTCGCGTATCTTATTGGAACTCCTTCTCTGTTCATGTAAGAAATGCAAACGGTGATGATAGAAACTTAGTCACAAGCGTTTCAAACTCATCTTTACCAGGATACTCGAAAGGTGTGACAACAACAATGCGTACTACCGCAATGTATAATGTTAACATTAATACAGGCGATATGTATGCACAACGTTACTACGATAGTAATGATACATTCTATTATGGAGACTTTGCTTCTAGTTCTAGAATGAATGAAGTGAATATGTATGGTAGTGGTCGTTTACAGGGCGGCGCACCTATGTACTTCTATACAGGTGCTGGAAACCTACGTGGTTATATACGAGCAACTGATTCTAATGATAATCACTTTGAGTTTGCTACATCAGGTGGAGAGGACTTCATCTTCCGTGATGGTGGATTCGGAGGTTCTTGGAATCAAATCATTCGTGGTAATGGTCATGTATTAGTAGCATCAAGATTTGATACTCCTATTATGTATGATAGGAATGATACTGGTTATTATGCAGACCCTAATGGTACTTCGCGTTTCAATACAATGCGAACAAACAGAATTTATCCTGCTTATGATAATGCAGGAGATATGTATTTAGATTGGCCTTCAGGTAATTACGGTTCAATCCAAACAAATGGTGGCGGTAAAGGTGGCTGGGAAGGTTATTCAATCAATGGTCGTTATGTATTCATGTCGGCGGATAACAACGAATGTGGTATTTACAACGACATTGATAATGAATGGATGACAATCTGGCGTCGTAACGGCAGAACTGAAATATACCACAATGGTACATGGGAAGAATATGCTCAGCCAGGATATATGCAGGCTCGTGGTTCTTATCGTGCTCCAGTTTTCTATGATTCAAATGATACTGGATATTATTACGATCCTAACTCTACAAGTGCTGCAGCAGGAAGACAAAGAGGTGGTACATTATATGGACCAAATACTTCTTGGGGAAGATATCTTGCAGTTGGTGGAAATGGTCGATATAGTAACGAAGCTTCGGTTGCTGCTACAAATGGTAACTTACACCTTGACGCAAGGTCAGGATTTGGAACATATATTAACTGGTATGTAGGCGGAACAACTTACATTAACGGTACACTACAAGTTAACTTTATTTACGATAGAGATAATACTGCTTATTATTGGGATGGCGGTGGCACATCTCATATGAATGACCTTCGAGTCAATATTCTATATGATCGTAATGATACTGCTTATTACTTTGGTTCAGGCTCAGGTGACGCAAGAGCAAATAATATGCGTGCTTGGGAATTCTATGCTGATAACTGGTTCCGAAACTACAACTCAGGTGAAGGTTTATATAACCAAGCAACAGCAATGCATTGGTACTCTGATAGTTCATCAAGATTCAGATTGTATTCTACATCAAGTACTTCACAAATCTTATTTACAACTGCAGGTAATAACGCTCGTGGTTATGCTTATGCTGATAACAGTAATAATATCGGTTTCCTTAATGCAGGCGGTGGTTGGGCATTAAGAACAAATTACAGTACGACTGAAATTTACGGTCAAGGATATGCTTCCGATTTCAGAGCTTATATATTCTACGATAGAAATAATACAGGTTATTTCTGTGATCCTACTGGAAGAAGTAGATTAGCAGAAATTGATTACGGAAATGGTTCTTATTATCTCAGAAGCGGTTCTTGGGGATGGAGACATCAGACTCCTTCTGGATATATTGAATTTGGTCCTGCTAACGGTTCACACGCTCATATCTATACTGATAGGTCTAACTTCTATTTCAATGTAAACGAAATGTATATGAATGGAAGATCCATTCTGAAAGAGAACTATTGGAACGGAAGCAAATACTTTGGTAGTGATGGTACAATTTACGCAACAATCTTTAGAGATGCAAATGATGGTGGTTATTATGTAGATCCTAGAAGTACATCACGAATCAATGATATGGAGACTATTGGTCGAACTGTAATTGGTGGTACATTTGGTAATAATGCATATAACTCAACATCATCAACAAGATTACATTTTGGTGGTGGTAATGGTGATGCAAACGCTAACTATTACATAGGTACAAACAGAGAGAACTATAACGGTAACTATAATAAACTTGATTTAAGGTGGCATACAGGTATTCGTATGGGTGCCCAACAAGTTTATGGTGGTATTAGGTTCTATGATAGTGAAGACTTAGGTTCACTCAGAGTTCATATTGAAGCAGGTAGTGGTTATACAAGATTAAATACTTGGACTGAAATCGGTGGTGGCGGTGTAGGTATCTACGATGGTTATAATGGTGCACATTTCTATCCGAACAACGCATCAAGCTATGGTTCTTGGAACCTTCTAGGTAGCAGAAGCGGTTGGCATGGATTATCCTTCAGTAGTGGTGGATATAGACCTCACTTAATGTGGGAAAATGGTAATGGTGGTTTCTATCATCAGGATCTAGGTCGTTGGTTATTATACCATAACCGTGCTCTAAACTGTACTGGTATTGCTTCATCAGCTACTGTTTCTGGTTATCGTATGAGAATTAACGGTTCTCTATATTGTGACGGTAACGTGGTTGCTTACTCTGATGTTCGTAAGAAGAAAAACATCATTACAATTGATAATGCATTAGATAAAGTATTACAATTACGTGGCGTATATTATGAAAGAATAGAATCAAAAGTTGATGAACGTGATGATCTTTATAAAGGTCGTCAGTTAGGTATGATTGCTCAGGAAGTTCAAGAGATTATTCCTGAGGTTGTATCATACGCTAAAGAAATTGACCAATACGGTCTTGATTATCCGAAGATGGTCGGTTTACTTGTTGAAGGTATTAAAGACCAACATTCAATTGTTAAGACTCAAGAAGAAACAATAAATAATATGCAGAAAGATATTGACATGTTGAAAGAAATGGTATATAATATGCAATCAATAATGGAGAATAGTAGCAATGGCACTAATTAAAGATTATGAAATCGCGGGTACAGGAGTTATTGTCCCTAACGCGTATCATGTTATTACTGACTTAAAAGTTCATAAGAGGGTTAATGATATTAAACCCCCAAGAGATGATACTACTGAGTCAGGATATACAAACGAATGGTGGGAAGAAGGAACAGAATTATTTTGGAAGAAAGGATATATCTGTAGAGTTTTTGTCACTATTTGGAAAGACAAGCAGGCAAGAGAAGATGATGTCAAACCCATAGGTGTAGCAGGTTTAAATACTACAGAGATGGAAGCTGACATTAGAATCGGTACTGAAGGTCTTGATGAAAGATGTGAATTCATATTAGATATGAATTCTTCAGACAGTGATTTAGTACAAGCATATAATCATCTCAAGTCATTAGATTTTTATGCTGGTTGTACTGAAGATTAATTATAAATAGAACTATAACTTAAAGTTATTAAATAACGGAGAAAATAAAATGGCACTTAGCACAGATTATACATGGACCTGGGAAGTAACTGGCTTGAAAAAACAAGACCAAGTTAATTCTGAAGGTGCAAACTTAGCTGGAGCAGTTGTTCAAACATATTGGAAAGTGACTGGTGTAGATAGTAATGGTAATGAAGGAGACTTCGCAGGAGCAACTCCTTTTAACGCAACCAATGTACCAGCAGGTTCTTTTGTTGCATTTGAATCTTTAACTGAAGAAACAGTTTTAGGATGGATTCAAAATGTTGTGAACTCTGACCAAGGTTACGCTGACCACATTTCAGAAAGAGTTGCTCTTCAAATTAACGAAGCAACTGTTGAAGAAGCTTCTATGCCTTGGGCACCTGAAGAGGAAGTAGTTGACCCATCTGTTGAAGCAGCGGCACCTGAAGAAGGTGAGTCGGATCCAGAACCAGCAGCAGAATAAATCCGGAGTAATAAATGAATTACTCATGGGAAATAATTAAGCTTCATACGAGAGAGCAGACCAACGCAGATGGTGATGCGTTGGCTGATGCTGTTGTGAAAATTAAATGGAGAAGAACTGGAGTTGATACAGACGGTAACTCTGCAAAGGTTGTTGGTTATACAATCTTATCTGCAGAAGAAGTTTCCGCTACCGACTTTACTTCATTTGCTGACTTAACAGAAGAAAAGGTTGTAAATTGGTTAAATTCAACAATCTCTTCAGCTGAGATTGAAGCTTACAATTTAAAGATACAAGAGTCGATAAATAAATTAGTAACGACAGAACGCGCAGTTCCTTGGTCTTAATATAACAATTTGATTTACATTATGGAGTCTATATGCATGATTTACGTCATCACGGATTGGTGCACTATGCATTAAAACGTGGCGGAAGCATCCACCCAATCACACTACCCAAAGAGTTAACTGGCGAAACCGGAATAATGAATCCTTCTATCTTTATACATGATGGAAGGATTTTATTAAATGTTCGTCATGTTAATTATACGCTTTATCATTCAGAAGGTAAACGTTTTCCTCATACTTGGGGTCCTCTTCAATATCTACATCCTGAAAACGACATTAGTTTAACAACATATAATATTATGACAGAGTTAGATAGTGAACTTAATGTTATAAATGCAGGACGTATTAATACATCAGAACTTGATACCGAACCAACATGGAATTTTATCGGCCTTGAAGATGGTCGTTTATTTTGTTGGGAAGATCGTCTCTTTCTTTGTGGTGTTCGTCGAGATTGTTATGATGATAAAGGAAAGGGTAGAATGGAACTTCAAGAAATAGAATTTATTGAAGGAGAATGGAAAGAGGTTGCTCGTTTCCCAATACCAGCTCCAGGTGATGACTCAACTTATTGTGAAAAGAATTGGATGCCAATTATTGATATGCCTTGGCATTTTGTGAAATGGTGTAATCCTACTGAGGTTGTTAAATTTGATATTGAAAATGGTACAACAGAAACAGTACACCACGAAAGAGAAAGTTATGTTCAAATGGTAAGAGACTTAAGAGGTGGTACTCAAGTATATCCTATTGGTGATGGTAAGAGAATTACATTTACTCATGAAGTCGATTTAACAAGAGATACATTCTCAAGAAAAGATGGACATTATAATCATAGAATAGTTGTATGGGATGAAGATTGGAATCTTATTCATAAGACTCGCGATTTTCATTTTATGGGTACGCAGATTGACCCAACAACAGGATATGAATATAATATTGAGTTTTCGACAGGAATGACATTCTTAGATGGTCATATTATTATTGCTTTTGGATATCAAGACAACGGAACGTTTTTATTAAAAATGCCTGAAGATGTATTTTTTGACTTTGTGAGTAGGGGATAGATTATGTTACAGCAATTATTAGAAGATCATATATTAGACGGAAAGAATCCTCATAAGTGCTATCTTTTAGCAAAAGAGTATGATAAGTTAGAACAAGGAGCTATGGCAGTATCCTTATATTTAAAAGCTGCTGATTTAGCTTCATCAGAATTTGTTGATAATAAAGAACTTCAATACAAATGTATGATAGGTATTGGTCGATGTTATGAAAGACAGAGAGATAGAGGATTTACAGTAGAAGGTGCGTTTCTTGACGCAGTTGCATTATTACCTACAAGACCTGAAGCTCATTATCATTTATGTAAACATTACGAAGGTAAATCTTTATGGAAACATTGTTTAAGTCATGCGGAGCTTGCACTTAATCATTATCACATTGAAGAGAATTGCGAACTGGGTTTTCCTGGATACGAAAACTTATTATATTATCAAGCATTAGCAAACTGGTATATTTCAGGGCAACAAAATGCCAAGCAATTATTCTTCAGTTTAAAATACAGACATAAATTGAAACCATCTTTGAGTGAAAGAGTTGAAAGGATCGTAAATAATATTTGGTATCCTGATGTTATTCCATACACCATAGAAGACTTTGAAAGAATTAAGTTCATATTTCCAAATTTAGAAAGAATTATTAGAAATCACTCAAAACATTTTCAAGATATATTTGTTCTATCTGCTTTTAACGGTAAAAGAAACGGTTCTTATTTAGAAATTGGTTCAGGTGATCCCTTTGTTCATAATAATACTGCATTACTTGAAACTGAATTTAATTGGAAAGGTATTTCTATTGACAATTCTGAAGCTTTATGTTATAAGTTTAAAGAGATGAGAAATAATACTGTCATATGTTCAGATGCAACCGCTATTCCTTTTGAAAATATGTTAAA